GGGGATTTTATATAAACAATTTCATCATCCAGAGCATCAATACCGTTCTCAATGTTATTCATGCGAGCGGCAGTTACGGAAGTTGCAGGCGTTATTACTCCTGTGTCAAGTTTAATCTGTACGCCTTCATGAATGGGAGTGTCATCCTCTGCCAAGATATTATAAAGGTCTGGCGTACTTGCTAACTCTTCATCAACCCATAAACCTTTTGTATAAATTTTTGCCATATAATACCTCCTAATCCATTATAACTGGTAAAACAGATGATCCGTACGTGTAAGTTAACACAAGTTCTGGTGGATGATCGCCGCCCTCAGGTGTGCTAAATAGTTTTTTTGTATTATAGGCACTATCTGCCGCATAGAATAAGAATCCATTGTCAGTAAAATTACCGCGTATCATATCTTGTATGCCATCCGGTATATAGGACAATAAATTCATTTCATGCCACCCTATAGTATCTGAAACTTCAAATTCTTTGCGCCCGATATGTTGTGATTCTCTGTCTTCATCGCCAACCCCACCAGTATCTTGCCAATAATGCACTCCATCATATCCGTATCGGTTTGCAAGTTGATTCCATGCCTTATACACGCGATGTAAATAAGAATTGAGATATACGGTTGCAGTTAAATTCGATTCAAGATAAACCCTAAACTTTGCAGCAAGTATAATAATCTTAGTCCTGTTTACGATTGAACTTGTGTCAAATCGTATCAACCCATAATTTGGGGTTGAAGAATCCCCACCTCTTCCTATGTATCCAAACGGATCATATGCCGTGGCCGATAGTCTGATACCAACACTATAATAAGGATCATTCGGAGCATAAAAAGTTTCTGTCTTACTCATTTTACCTTCTTATATCCCAACAACGCCAGCGTTACCTGGGTAAATACTGACACTGAATCAACGTAAGGAGTAATATTTGACCCACTTAATATAGTTGGCGTCCACCCGGTAAGCGTTGAACTTGTTGCCTTTTCCGCGGATACAATTGTCGGTTTGGCTGATCCAGTAATAGAATTTGCCACTGTTGCTGGGTGGCCAGCGTAAGTAGCTACCCAAAGGTCTATCGCAATTGAACCTTCCTCTCCGAGCTTACCCAAAATTTGCCAACTTGTGATAACAAATTCAAACGGTAGCGGAATTGGAGAAATTTGTACTCCGGCATTGATCGTTTCTATTCCGTTTCCAATAGGGATCGCTATGCCAGCTGGTATCCATTTTTTACCTGGTACAGATGCACCATCTGCTGTTACTTGACCTTCCGATCCTTTAGCTAATCTTGCCAATACACCAGCAGCGGAAGCATAAAATGTATCCCCGGTTGCCTGATCTATAACTAAAGGTTGCCTGCCTGTTTCTGTTGACAGTTTCATGAAATCTGCAATCGAAATGACCTTGACTTTGTAAATATCAAGTGGTTCAGAAGCATCATAGATTAATACATAATCCCCGATAGCAGTAGCGGTAAGGACTGTATTTTCGTCAGCAATCAATTCACTAAATTTTTTTATTGCCATAATTTACCTCAATAATTCCTGAACCCATTATTTCTTGTCAGTCCAGCGCCACAGATAGCTATGCCTGTTCTTGCGCGTCTTACAGGATGTTCAACCGGCGGTATGTACACGGCTTCAATTCCTCTAATATCTGTTACCTGTATGAACCCACCCACAAGATTTATTTCCATTTTTTGCACAAAACCTAAAAGCAATTTATCGTACACTGTTGTAGATGCAACGATATCCATCGGTTTTATTATGGTTGAAGGTAATAAGCTAAATGTTTGTTTGTACCTTTGTCTATAATAATCCCTAACCCTATCTAAAACGGTTTGTGCATTATCTGAATTGATCATAGTAGCATCCGAAATCAATAATGAGTTTTTATTGGCGTACTCAGCCAGTCCGGTTTCCTGAAAAATATATGACCGCTTACTGTCAATCCAGGGATACCCTGTTATAGTTACATGCCCGGCTTCCTGTAACACAAGCACAATGCTATTTGGAGAATCAAAAATGTATTCACCGGATATTTCAAGCAAATCCCCGTCTTCAAAAGCGAAATCATCGTCATTTTCAAGCCCAAGCGTTATTGGAATAAAACCTGGTCCGTCAACAACGATATTATAGTAAGGCTGATTAAAAACAATTTTGTGTTGCCCTTCTGTGAGGTCTTTATCAAATATAATTTCAGGATCAGTTCCCGCTGTGTAATTATGAGACACAAGCTCGATGCTCGTAACTACATTGAGTAACTCTATGGGTTGATCCATAAGTTTTTTTGTATTTGTTACTTTCTTGTCATATAGCTGATACGGAAGCTCTACGGGACTAAACACAACCCTATCTCTCCGGGAACATGATGCCATAGCTCCCGCTGCAAAACAAATTTGCTGTAACGCAGCACGGAAATCAGCCGGAGGATTCCATCCTTGAATGGTCGTAGACTGAATTGAAGCGTCTACCTCAAATAAATAACTTTTAGGCAGTAATATTTGATTGAGTACGGTCAGTAAAGATGTCGGTTCAGCCCAAAACCCTCCATCATAATCAGTTTTCGCCATAGTTCCGATTGCATCAAATGCCCTAAAATATAAGGTATAGTCATTTGTATTTTTGAATGTATCTAAATAAAACCTGCCGAGATATTGGCTAATACCATTCACACTTTCATAGCAATCTACCGGCAACCTTTCAGAAAGAACACAATCCTCAGAAAACACAGAAAGAGTTGGATCGGTATTATAAACGCTGATTTCCAGAACATTATATGGCAATTCAATGCTTATCGGGTCTACCTCTTCTATCAGAGACGCCGCAATAACATCCGCGCCAGCGAATGTATACGTTGTAGAACCAGCGGTCAACACAATAGTAGGATTGGTTATCATGATGGAATCAAAGCCGGTAGTTCTGCAATAAATGAGGCTGATAAGTCCCTGTAATAAGCCACACCATTATTATCCACCCTTACCATGTCATCACTAACAGAAGCGATGTACGCAGAAAACGTATATCCCCCCGGAATAATCACGGTGTGAAATTCTACCGGTTCAGTTAGCTTTGTAAAAAGTGCGTTGTAAGCGGTAGGATCGGCGCCATAGGCGAATTGAAGTTTGTAATTGAAATACACGCCCAATATTTCCCGGTGAAGCCTACCATCCGCAGTCCGTTCAGCGGACTTGTCCAAAACATCCGCGGTACGTTTGCATGACCTGACATTCACATTATAGACAATCCCGTCAATAGTTATCATGATGTAGCCCCTGATATTAAACTTGTTCCCCTACGCATTGATACTTTTTTCTGACCTTCGTATATTTTCTCGCTATCCAGATAGACAGGCATTGATATGGTCATGTCATTAGCCCCGCCAAGTTCTTCTCTAATGATCGACCTGATCAAACTTTCAGGCGCTTCGATGTTTGTACCTGACTTCTGATCGCCAAGAATAGCAGCAAACGGAGCATTGGCCGGAATCACCGCACCGGTAGCCAGTCGTGGAATTTGAGGGGCTGATACTGTGGGAATAACTTTCCAGCCACCTATCAATCCCCCGGCCGTATTTGCGGCATTGATCAATCCATTTATTCCAGAAACGGCACCGCTTAACATTCTATTGATCATGTCAATAATTCCGTTGATAATGCCTTTTACAAAGTTCTTGATTCCATTAAATATTGTATTGAATTTCTCACTCACCCAATCTAAGGCTGTTCTGAATGAGTTCTTTATCGGATCTGTCACATTGGTAGTAAACCAAGTTGATACCGTGATCCACACATTGACGATAGCTTGCCAAGCATTACTAAAAAACGTTTTTATATCTTTCCATGCCTGAGAAAACCAATTTACAATAGGATCAAGTACATTATTCTTGTACCATTCGCCCGCGACACCCCAAATTTCAACGATCCACTCCCATGCTTTTTGAGCGGCCGCGCTGACTTCCGGCCAATACTTTATGAGTAAGTAAATAATCGCTATAATGGCAGCGATAGCCAAAATTACCAGGGTAATTGGTGATGTGAGAAAAGCTATTGCCGCACCAAACGCCGTTGTTACTACTGTACCAATTGCGCTTACACCGCTCCATATAGCGACCGCCGCGGAAGCAAGAATAAATGCCGCCGTGAATATGCCTATTATGACAACTATATCCTGGAAGGCGCTTTGATTATTGTCAATCCAATCAGATAATTCATAAAGTCTATCAGTCAACCACCCAAGAGCGTCCAGTATAGCTTGCCCCGTCCACTCAGCCAATGGTTGCAGAAAGTTTTCCCACAACCAGGTACCTAACGGTTGCAGGGCGACCAATGCCGAATTAAGCACAGTTGCAGCCGCGGATAATAAATCTAAAAACACTGGTAACGCATCCTGAATAACCCACGTTCCAAGAGGTACAAGGATATTATCCCATGCCCATTTTAGGCCTTCCCATAAAGTTTTTCCTAATGGAGTGACAGCATCTTTCAAACGTCCGAGAGCCTGTACGACAGGATCAATAAAAGTCAGAAAGTTTTCTTTGAACGTTTCCACTTTCTTGGTCAACTCATCTAAACTGGTATCTATGGCAGATGTGTCAAGCGCACCGGATGCAATAGCGGGTGTATCGACTGTTGATGCCCCTATGTCACCCTCATCCATCTGCAGGACGTTTAGCTCATCAAATGCAGCTAATGCGCCTTTAGCGGCCTTCCCTGCCTTAGTGGTTGAATCAGCCAGGTTACTTTGAGCATCGGCGGCCGTGTTCGTGCTTTCCGTAACAGAATCAATGGCACCGGCTATCTGCACCCCGAACAGAACACTCATTATGTTGGCTATCTTGTTGAAGAAAATTACCAGCGTATCAATGGCCGCTTTTATGTATGGGATTACCTGCGAAATAATAGGGATGATGGAATTCCCGATAGCAGTTTTAAGATTGTAAAACGATACCCCTAAAGCGGATACCTTACCGGCATAAATTCCGGCAAGTTTAGCCGCGTCACCCACTTGGAAACGAGATTCTTCAATAATTCCGGCTACTTCTGCCTGTATTTTCTGTTGTTTGGTTAGCGCGCCTGCTGTGGTACCAATGCTTTCTGCGTAATCCTTCCACATCATACTTACATTTTTAGTTACGCCGGCGTTATCAACCAGGATTGAATTTTCATTTTTCAAACCTTCTGTAGCTGATTGAACGGCGTTACCCAAAGTAAGGGAAGCTTGTCTACCAAATGAGGCAGAATCTTTGAGTGCGGTTAGGACGGTTTCAATTTGCGTAGTGTCATACCCGCGCATGAGTAGGTTTTTATAAGCCGTTGTAGCGTTAGTGATCGGAACAAGACCATCTTTGATGTAATCATTGATGAATCCTTTGGCCTGAGTAAATGAGTTTCCAGTTCCTTCCACTACGCTTTGCAATCCGATCATCGCAGACGATAATTCACTTGCCGTGGTCACGGCGGTTTTACCAAAATTAACAAGAGCAGTAATACCAAATGCAACACCAATGGCAACTCCAAGAGTTTTGACACCCGCAAGCATCGCGGATATGCCCTTATTAAACCCGTTGCTATCAATTCGTGTATCTATCCTGATACTGCCATCGTATGCCATTATTTATTTCTCTCTTTGACGTACTTTGCGTAAATGCCTTCGCTGACAAGTAATTCCTTGTACCATTCCAGCACTTCCGGTTTCATCTTTTCGACATTTTCTTTTACACCGGGTTGACTGAGTAACTCATTCATTATTTCTTTGTCGTACATGACTGCCTCTCAATTGGCTCATAAACGTGTTTCGCTTTTCAATATCCTCATCGGACATGATATCTTCTTGCTGTTCGTCTATCTCAAACAGATCACCCAATTCATGCGCCGCGGCCTTTTCTTCTTTTGTGGCCTTATTAGACTTCACCCTGGACCGTAAATTCACAATTGAGCTAAAAGCTGTGTTTGCTCCCAGATCCATGAAAAGTGCTACGAACTTCCACCAGTGCATCTTTTCAACCGTCAAATCGATATTATGGGTTTGTTTGAAGGCTGAATAAATCATGTTCGCGTCCTTGCTCCATGAGTAAACTCTCGGCTTTGAATCGCCTTTACCTGATGGTTTTTTTCCTTCGTCAAGAAACATCAATGCTTTTTCAATGGCCGCCTCAATGTTATCTGGGATGACCGGATATAAATTGACAAGCATTATCTGATACTTTTCATCATCCGTAAGGTTGGCATCCCCATAAGCAAGCATGATATTCAAACAATTTCTAAAGTCAGTGTTTAGCAGGTATTCTTTTCCGTCTATCTCAACGGAATCCGGCAACTCATCAGTGAGTAGGTTCACATCACCTTGTGTTTTTTGCGGTTGTTCTTAGGCAGGTACTTTGTGACCATTTGTTCCCTTCCGGATTGAATAAACGGGGCAATCCCTTCCAGGAATGAAGCAATGGCGTATTCGCTCATCAGATCCCCAAAAACCTTTTGGCTGGTTCCGGTCCCGAATAGAATATCAATTTTTTCACGAATGAAAACACATACCTCATCCCGTAGGTTGTTCACTTCTTCAATCATGGCCGGGGTTTCTTCGTTCAATTCTTGAGCGCGTTTTTCAATGCCGGCAATCTTAGCGGACATCTCATCCATGCGAGTTTTTACATCGGAACGAAGCCGCTCAAACCTTCGACCCCAGTTCACTTCTGTCGGGTTGAACTCAATGAATTCTGGCCCGTCGTTTATCTGGACTTTCTTGTGCCCGGTATCAATTCGTAAGGTATCCATAGTATCCTTTATGAAGTCCCGGCCTTTCGACCGGGATTATTGTTATGCAGATGTTTCAGTGAATGTTACGCGGATGTTTCAGCGAATACGCCACTGGTTGGATTGAACGTCCCCTGTACGGGATCACCACGATAATTCAACTGGCAGCTAAAGCTATTCTTTTTACCGCCTTCGCCGCCGAATTCGTCAAACTGTATGCTAATATCCTGTTCTTCGGCTGGATATGCGCCTCCAACGGGAGTTTCGTACATCCATACGTTGACAATTTTTGAGTAAGCGTCAGCTCCAACAGGGCGAGTTTTACGCAAACCGTCCAGGTATTCCAGTGCCTCATCTGTTTCGATGTGCTTGGCCTCAATTTTCATTACTGGCTTGTAGCTGTCAATTTCTGTCGTTCCAGACCGCTGATGGATATATACCTCATCGGTTGTTTGAGGGTTGTAGCTGATCGAAGCATTGGTAATGCCTTCACCCAAAAGTACATAATCCGGCGCTAATTCAGTACCGGCATTGATAAAAGTAGCAAATTCATCTCGTAAAGACATGATATATTTCTCCTATTCCGATTCCTCTGTTATTTTTGCCTGCCTGTATTCCAGGCGGCATTCGATTTGATAAATTCCAGTTTCGCTGTTACCTTCCTCAAAAAGGTAGCCTCCGTTCACGGCTTCGATAGCTATTGCTGTTTTTCCGGTTCCCAAAACAGGCAAGTTCCCTGATAGGGTTTGTAAGTCCATCCAGTCGGAAAACTCTTCAAAAAATCCGATATTAGCCAATCGTTCCAGGTCATCGGCTGTGCTTTCAGCGGACTGAAAAGCGAAATCGTATTCCATGATCTTGACACCGTTGACGTATGATTCTAAAACTTTTGACCCTGGCAACGGAACGATAGAATATTGGGTTATCTCGGTTCCCAAGAAGTTGACCCACACCGGGCGGCCTGACTTCAACTCATAGCATGTTTTGATGTAAGTCTGCAACGCACTGATTATTGTCATTGACCACCGCCTGCTATTTTCTTAGCTCCAACCATAATCATTCTTCCATCCACAGCCTTCATTCGTTTGAACCAGAACGGGCCACGTAAAGGCCCGGTTTGACTGCCTGGCTTCCTGGGGGAGTAATATTGTCGGCGGGAATAAGGTGCAATCCACTTGACCAACCCTGAACCGATCTCAGTTCCCAAGATACCGGACTTGATAAGCATAGAAGTGAGCAACGGCGTGTACTTATCCGAACGCCGAAGTACTTCGCTATCAATGAACTTTTGAGCATTCGTATACCTACCTTGCCATTTCGGTTGGAAGTTTGTATCCCATTCCAGAGCGGCCTTTCCGTTCTTTGCGATGAACACCTTACCTCGTGGGGTCTGAATGATAGGAGGCATCATCCACCTGATAACTTTACGTGCTGCATTGATAGACTGCCAAAATCCAAAGTGTCAACGCTTTTCAGCGTGATGTGATTCGGGTACTTTTTCTTCAAATCAGTTACAGTGAAAGCGGATGAGATAACATCCGTTACAAGTCCTTTGACTGCCACGTCACCAATATTAGCGCTGGGGTCTCTTGCAATAGGCACGTAGATCACCACACTATCCGCTGCCAACAAACCCGACCTTAGCACGTTAGCGGCTTTCTTTTGCTCCCACAACACACCCTGAACTTGAATGGAAGACCAAGTATCGGCACCGTTGACAAGTGTCTTTTTATAAAGTGTCATACTGTGGGGTGTATACATTAGAAAACCCTCTGTACATTAAGTTAGTGGATATGAGGTACAAGGCCGCTGCATCTGAGTACTTTTGACCTATGCTCTTCATGCTCTCGTTGTTTTCCGCATAGGTAACGGAGTGGCTTCCCACGCTCTCGCTCTTGATCCCGCCCATGTCGCCGCTGTCGTTGATAACTTTCATCTGTTCAGCTACGGCGCATGTTGCCATTTTGATGAGGTCAATTATGTCAGCGTCCGTTTGTTCGGCGGCCTGTTGGAAAGTCAAAGCGTCAATGATAGCAGAGGCGCGTAAAGCCAATTGAGGAAAGGCAGTTGATGTTATCGCCGTCCCTAAGTATGTGGTTGAGTAGTAAGTGTAGTTTGCGTAAGCCGTTGTCATAAGATATTAGGGCGGGAGTTACCCCGCCCTGTTTCCTTATTCTGAAACTTCGGCACTGATAACGATGTCACGAAGGACGGCTGCGGCACGAGTTGCCTTGATTGCCATTGCGGCGACCATTTCAACTTCACCGGTCTTTACAGCTCCGGGGTCGTCTAAGTTTGGCAGGTAGGTTTCTACAATGCTGGTACCTTCAGGGGTTACGGCATGTACACCGTCTAAACCGATACGAGCTGCGTAAATGCTGGTAGCTCCGGCAGTGGTTGGAATGATGGGATTTGAGGTGCCGGGTTTGTCGCCTAAGCTCATAATCAAAGACGGTCCCCACTGCATAACTTCATCTCCGAAGTTCTCTTTGCTCAGGAGGTTGATACCTGCCCGATCCATAACGGATTGAAACACTGAGTACATGTCAGAGTTCATCATGTAAAGGGTAGGGGCACCATCCATGAGGGCACGAGTACGCCGGAGAGCATCCAGGAAAACTTTCCAGTTGCTGTCAATTAATGCGGAACTTGAAAGGTCAATATCGGCGGCGGGAGTGTATTCTGTAGATGATCCGGTAAGAGCAACGTCAAGGCCGTCAAACTGCAATGCGCTATTATCAACATCGCCATTGATAAACCAATCCGCGAATAATGCGCGGGTCGCTTTGATTTTCTGTTCCAACTGGAATTGGACATGCTGGATAACCTGGACTTCGTGCTTGATGATTACCCGGTCAAGTTCAAATGAACCGCCGAATACTTTCAGGTCAACATTGAAGCGGTCGGTAACGGTTTCCTGTGCCTCATACTCGTTATTGATTGCACGACCGGCGGCGGTAGGTTGGGTAACAATACGGTTGTAGGAATAGGTCATTGACTGACCACCCTGGGGTTTTACCGTGTTATCAAAAACCATTGCCTCCAAGAGAGCTGACCGGCGAAATTCATCAATAACAAAATTGGTCAACTTTTCTTGAGAAAGTTCTTTCGCATTCGCTAAAGTAATAGCCATAATAGTTTATCCTTATTTTTTGATTCCAAGAGCGTCACCGATTGCGCTTGCCAAAGACGGTTCGCCGCTGGATGTAGTTTTTACGCCGGTCGTAATCTTGGCTGCCGGTTTTTCGTCACTAAACAGGTAGTCCTTTGCTTCTTTGAGAGGTTTGATCTGTTCTTCCAAGCCGATGAATTTTACATCACCTTCGCCGCGCTGAATTTTTTCCAGGTTTAGCTTCGGGATAACATCTGATGCGTCTTTGACTTTGTGAGTGCTGGTTAATTCAGCCTCCAGGTCTTTGGTAAACTTGAATTTTTCAATCTCTGCTTCAGCGTCCTTTTTCGACTGTTCGGCTAAGGTCTTGAACTCTTCAGCCTTTGCCTTCCAATCATCCGCGGACTTCTTTACAGCTTCCGGGTCAAGTTTTTTGAACCCTTCGATGGTAACATTTGCGGCATCCAGTTGTTCCTGGACACTGGCAGTTGCGGATTTTGCAACTTCCAAATTAGCTTTGTGAGCTTCCACATCAACGCCGTGCAATTTCATTACAGCGTCAACTTGTTCTTTGCTCAATTCCAAACCTTCAAGATCAGACCGTTTCATTTCAATTACTCCTGTT